AAAGCAACAAATTCTTCTTCAATAAAGCTTCTGACGAGATCGACGGACACTTTTTCGTAGTTGGTGATGTGAAGGCTTTTAGGCAAGTACACCTTGCCCTGCTCGAAGATCGGAATCAATCTTCCTACCCGATCTTCCTTTTTTGTTATGCCTGCCACCTCTGTAATATCGAAGCGGTAGTTTTCTGCTTCCTGACGGGATTTTATATGTTCGATATCAGCAACCATTCCGTACTTTTCGTATCGAACGAACCGGGGTTTCCATTTCCGGTGAAGACTGAACACTCTTTCCGCCCGTTCCGTTAAAGACAACCGGTCTCTAATGAAGTCCAAGGCGTAGTAATTCTGATCCGGGGCCAATCCGATGACCCAGATCGCGGTGTAATCAGAGCCTTTCTTCTTGCTGGAAGCGGCATCCACCAGCAGATACTTGACCATCCGGAGACTCTGAGCGGGGGTGATGGAGGTATAAAATCTCAGCCATTCCCGTTTGAAACCCTGCAAAGCATCGGCTTTAGGGTTGAGTAATATTTGAGCAGCGTAGGTATAGGGTCCGTAATCCCGTCTTTTCTTCTGATGGGTCGCATCATCCCAGACCACGCTTAAACCGTCTTCCACCCCACCGAGTCTTCCGGGGTATTCTCTGGGTAGAGCGGTTTGTCGGTCGATGATCGTTCGGTAAGCGTCTGAAAAATGCCATCGGGTACCGACAAACCGTTTAATCCCGGGAGTAGTACCTAAGTTATAGGACCGTTCCATCTCGACCATCACCTTCTCGATCATTTCAGGATTAGTAACAGACCCGGCTACTACCACGTCGTCGTACAGCAGCTTCTTGAAGTGCTTGGAAGTCGGCTGACCATCAACGAGTCCCCAGGCTTCGATAGTGGCTTCGTTGGGATTAGACTTTCTCTTGACGATAATCCCATCGTCCTCACTCCATTTGGGACTTTGTTTGGTATCTTCTCCCCATAAAACATCGGGGAAGGCTTTGTGTAGTACCTTGTTACTTTCAAACTCCCGTTGAATCTGTCTCAGGAAAGCTTTAGCTATCGGTCGGGTATGTGAGAAGAAGCCGAAGGTGGTGTCGGGGTCTCTCAGGATGTCCTGGATGGTAAGACCAAAGGTGATGATGGAAGACTTCCAGTGTTCCCGGGCCCACAGGTCCAGATAACCATCGGGTCTTTCCTGAACCTCACGACATCGTTCAAAGGCGAACTGATTATCTATAAACCCGGGTCGATTCTTACAGGGCAGCAAATCCACCCTCTTACATACTCTGACCAGAAGGTAATAGAGATCGGCTAACACCAGCTCTCTAACTACTTCATCCAAGCCCTTCTTCCTGCCACTGGCTTCCGCATCCTGCCAGTACGCCAGACAGTCATCTACCGGTAGGCTCCTTAAAGCCTTGGCATGGCTATCCTGCACGTTTCTTTCTCATGTAATCGCGCAGCTTCCTGTTGTACCGTTCCCGGTTTTCACGCTGCCATCTTACCTGCCGGATTTCCTTCCTTGTGTTAACGGCAGGAACCTCTGCTAAAAGATCGTCGTTAACCTCATGCTGGTCGTTAACAACAGCACACTTCAAATGTATCCACGCTTGCCGAGGCCAATACTCCTTCCCGCATCCTGAACATCGATTCATGTTTATCCTGGGATAATATTTTTGCGCGCTACGGGGAGGTAGAGAGAGGTGGAAGGCTTAAAGGGAGGGGAGGGTCAAACCCAAACTGGGTGATACCCCCGGTCACCTTGTGGACCATGACACATAGAGTGTTGTATTCAAGCACTTAACATAACATGCGTTATGCGTCCTTATCCTCTATCTGTTGTATAGGTGAGACATCAATGACTCTAGACTGGATACGAGTGAGGATAGCTTCGTGTAGATCATCCAGGACGGATTCCATCTTAATCTCAGCCTTTACAGTGACTTCGCTCTTAGGTCCCCAGGTAGTAGAGTCGAGGGCTGCCAGGTCAAACTGAGCACTCTTTACCATCTCTCTGGATCGCGCGAGGCTTAAGGCATCTTCAGCGGTTTCAAATCCATCATTCCCATCATCTTTCCTTGCTAAAGCCCTGATGATCTGAACTCGTTTCCATTGTTCAGGTACTGCCTCTCTCAACCAGCCTACCAATGCCTTACGACTCACGCCATAGCCTTGGGCTATTTGGCTGGTAGTTTCCTCTGTTAGGTAGCGTTCAAGGACTTCCAGTGGATTCAAGTCCTTCGGGATGATCTGGAGCATTCGGCCGGTTCGAGGGTCTTGCTGTCTGGGTACCGCGCGTCGCTTCTTTCTCGGACCCCTTCTGATCCCTTCGTCTATCCTGATATGACTTTCAGCCATGTCAACCTGCTCTCACAATGACTTTAAATGCGTGTGGAAGGGTCTAGGAGGCGTTTCTACGGGGTTAATGGACCCGTTCTGTCATCGGATGGGGTAGAAAGCGTTTGTGGCAGGATTGGGCATTTACTCATGTTGCAGTGCAATGTGACAAACTTTGCGTCACTTTATGCCGTTCATCGTCACGTTAGTAAAGACTAACATACTGAATATTCCTTATGAATCAATCCGGCGGTTTCTGGCACAGCTCTTGCTCTATTAACCTTATGCGAGACTGGATACGGGCGAAGCTTCTGGAACTCAGTGATTTGATCTTACTGGTTCGTTCCTGGTTCCGCAAGTAACTTAACCGCACCGGCCGGTTGCCGGTATCTAAAGGGGCCAGCCCCCAAAAGGAACCGCGATGACAACGCAACCCACCTGCAAGCAACGGGTAAGGAAACATTGGAACGGGCGCAAGGCTGATTTTGTCGCCTACATGAACGACCAAGAAATATACGAAAACGGCAACGACGATCTAGGGCCATTCGGCGAATACGGCCTATGCTTCGATTACGTTGTCACAGGCACCTTCCGCGACCAGCGCAAGGGCTTCTGGCGCTATCAGTTATCCACTGGAGGGCCGGGGGACGAACTGCGTTTCTACGGTGACCCGCAGGGAATAATCTACAAGGTAGAGTATTGGTTTTTAGACTGGTTCGACGGCGCTCGGATCAACGTGACCAATCAAGCCTGCGTTCGATGGCTGGTGGAATGGTTCGGTGATGTGGGTAGTTTTGACCACAGCTACAACGAAGCAATCAAGCGGGCCGCTTGACCATGACCCGCCCTACCCGCCTCGCTGCCTTCATGCTCAACCAGTTCCACTCATCTGACGATGCCCGGGACTGGTTGATCCGCAGGGCTTGGGTGTTTGAACAGATCGGAGAAGTGGGGAGAGCGTGGTTTTATAGACAGGCTGCAAATCAACTCAACGGAGGCTGACATGCTCGACTACCTGGACTGGCTGCTGACTGAGACTTATACCAGCTCTCAACGCACTGAACGCTGTGTGCATTGGCTGACTGTGGGGTTGGTATTGGGGGCTTTGCTGGTTTACTTTTTCTGAGGGATGAACATGACCGACCTAACCAAACGAGTGAAGCGCCGCACAATAGGTTTACATCGTGGCCGCCGCATCGTTGTTTCACTCCACCCCGGCGACGTGTTGGGATTCCGCGAGGAACGCACGCGCAAGGAATTCCTGCTCTCGATCGAGGGCGCCTACACCTACGCCGTCAAGCTTGAGGTCATCAGACGTCGCGCTGAAAAAGCGGCGAAGCGGAAGGGGGCGGCATGAGCGAGCACACGAAGGGGCGGCTGCATTGTAAGGCAGGGCGCGCTTGGGGATCCATACGAAATAACAGCGGGGATGTCATCGCGTCTGACGATAACGAGACTACGGGCAAGTGGACTGAAAATGCCCGCCGCCTCGTCGCCGCGTGGAATGCGTGCGAGGGCATACCGACAGAGAATCTGGAACTGGGCGGCTATCTGGAGATGAACCGCGCCGATGATGCCTACGTTCGTGAATTGAGACGCGACCGCGACGAACTGATCGAGGCGCTGCGGGGAATGGTGAACATGGTTATAGATGGCAAGCACAATCCCACCGGATGCCTTCGTAGTCCAGACCCGTGTAAAGATGGGCACCACGTCAATACTTGCATTAATCTCCTCTCCAAGCACGCCCCAAAGGTGCCCGCATGAGCGAACTCACCCCGCTCGAAGTCCTCGCCAAGCGCAAATAGGCGGGATAGGCACTAGCTTGCATAAGTGGTGTGTTTACGGGCAAGGTTGCGAGCAAGATCAACCGCACTGCGTTTTTTCGACTCATTCACTGAAAGCGCCGTTGACGTTTCTTCTCTATTCTTCTCTTCTCTGTCTCTACTCTTCTCTACAATAGCACTTTCTTCGCTCTTGTTGCTAGCAGATTCGACTAGCCAACCATTGTTTATAAAGAGTTTTAGGTCTGGATTGGACTGTAGGCTTAACCTGCGCCTAAGGTATGAGGGGTCGTTGGCTACCTTGCCATCGTTGTTCGCAGCCTCGACCCAGAGCATGACCAAGTGGCATTTCTGAACGTCAGTCAAGTGATTGAAGGAGTAATCTGAGGTGATGGATCGGTAGAGCTTTATCCAAGGTGGATTGCGAACCTTGTAATGCTGGAAGCGCATCCAGTTCTTCACCATTAACCAGGTCATAGCACCTCATCACAGGTTGAATAGTTGCTGGCTAGTGCTGGTGATGCAGCACCGGGGAGCTACCCCATTCGCCAGCGCCCGCAGAGCGGGATAAATCAGTCTAGCAAATCTACATCAGAATGCAACCTTGATCCCAAGCTGCTTATTCCTCTGGGTTACCACTATTTCAAGCGCGGTCACCGTACCGAGGAACAGCTTGCGGTTTGTGGGAGTCAACCAGTCCGCGATCACCATTGTGCCGATAATGCAGGTG